CCAGAAGGCTCAATCAAAATTGAATTTTTTTCATTGGCCCAATCCTTGTGGCTTGTCGCATTTAATACAACGCTCCATTTTCCAAGGCATGTAGCGTTAAAAGCTGGTAAACCCCAACCTTCTGCACCGCTTAGACCACTCAAATCAATATCACAAGCATTCAAAATTTGATTAACCTCTGCATTAGTAGCAACGTATGGCAAAAAGTTAATGTTCCAAGCTAATGATTTGTATCCAGAAATAATTTTCTTCATCAATTCTGGATTAAAAAATGGATTAATTATTGAGCATGTAAGTTCATACTTGGCGTTATTGCCATATTTCTTAATCCACATTTTGATAATTTTGTCGGTATGCTTTCTTTTTTCGAACTTACCCATTAACAAAAAGTTAATTTTGTTTTCTGAGTATTTCTTTTCAGTTTTAAAGAAGTCGGCATCAAATCCGATTGGAACAGAATAGACCTTTCCAAGCCCAGAATGACCGAAGCTTCTAGCTGCATACGAACTAGAAAATACAGTCGCGTCTTGCAAGCCAACTATCGCCTTTTCGACAACAGTTGGCTCATCAAGCTCGTAAAACGAATACAATACTTGTTTTGGACAAATTCTTTTCTCGGCTCCATTAATATGCCAAAGCTTTAAGGAAACTGAATTCTTTGACAACGACTTAAACCTGTTATCAATGCAGGACTTTAACCAGTTCTTAAAATCAGCCGTACAATCATTAAACGCTCCAAGACTTGGATCGGAGATTGGATGGTAGACAAAAGAAAATGTAGAGTCTTGCTTTGAAATTTCATAGAACTCCTTCAAGAAGTTATACGAAACGTTTCCAAAGGAAACTTGGTTTAATGGAGCTTCGAAAACAATTTTCATCAGATTGGGATATCGTCGTCTTCCTGTTGGGCGGCTGGCTTAGAAGCGGCCTTGTAAGCTGGCTTGGCAGCAGACTTTGCTGCTGGACGAGGTGCTGGGGCATTCTCATCGGCGGCATCATCAGACTCACCAGCATCCTTCTTTTTGCCGCTGTTTACGAAGTTAAGGCGCTCAGTAATTACTGAAATTGAAGAACGCTTTTGCCCATCTTTTTCCCAAGTGTCTTGCTTCAAGCGGCCAACCACTGAAATAAGACTTCCCTTTTTAACGTACTTTTCCACAAAGTCAGCTTGCTTTTCCCAAGTGTCTACGTCGATAAAAAGGACTTCCTTTTCGGAAAGTGGATTGTTTACAGCGAGGCGAAAGGTTGCGACCTTCTTGCCTGAGTTAGTTGAACGAACAGTGGGATCTCCCACGGCATTTCCTGCGAGTGCTACTACATTAATCATGGTTTTTATTAAGGTTTTTCTTTAGCTTTTTGAAGGCTGAATTGTGGATATTAATACATCCCTGAATCGATAAGTCAAGCTCTTTTGCGATTTTTCTCCAAGGTGTTAGCTTTTTATTACCTAAGTTTGATTTGTACCTCAAAGAGAAAATCTTCTCAACTCTATTGTCTTCCATTTTTTTTACTTCTTCAAATACTTTATTTATAAGTTGTTCTTCGTTTTTTTCTTCCTCTTCTTTCGTTTCAAAAATCTTATCAAAATTTTCTTCAATTGATTGGTGTTGTCTTTTATTCGCTGAATTTAAACATAACCATCTAGTGTGATTTCCTAGATAAGTTGAAAATTTAATATTTCTTTCTTGATCGTATTTGTTAATCGCATCGTAAATATGAGATTCTTTATTTTCAATAAAGTCATAAAAACTATCTATCGATGTTGATCTTGGCGCGTAATGATGCACCATTTGCAAAAAAATACCAGAATGCCTATTCACTATTTCTTGAAAACAAGAATTGTCTCCAGTGGACTTGACCTTTTTTATTAGGTCAAGATCATCCATTTTTTCTGGAAGAAGTTTCATGATCCAGTTCTTTCTCCAAAGCCAGCTAAACCTCTTTCAGAATCTTCCAATGAATCTGTTTGATGGGCAGAAAAGGCGAACATGGGCATGAATATAAGTTGGCCAATTTTATCACCCTTTTTGTAAATCAGTGAGTTTTTTGAGAACCTCTTCCCAATGAACCTAAATCTTAGCTTGATTGAATTTCTGTATCCAGCGTCAATGACGCCAACAGAATTTGCCAATGATAATTCGTATTTACTCAGACTAGAACGAGGAAACAGAAGAGTATAAAATCCAGATGGGGGCTGAATTACAACTCCAGTATCATATTCGATATATAAAATATTTTTCTTCTTTTCGTCTGAGAAGGCGACTTCGGGATCAGAAGCAGCAATCAAATCCCAGCCAGCGTCGCCCTTTGCTGGGGCGATGAGATTATTTTCAAATCCATTTTTTAAAACTTTGAATGATGTTTGATCCATGACGCAAATTTCGCACAGATCTTAAAACTTGTCAATGGCTTTTCAACAAATCGCGCAAAGCGCAATAAAAATACGAAGTATTTTTATTAAAACGAAGGGGGTTGGGGATCAGGGATAGTTTGGGGGGATAATAGGGGGGGGAGTCTGAGGGGGGGGAAAGAAGGGGGGAAAGAAAGGGATAAGGGGAAGGGGGAAACAGATTATTAATAAATCTTATTTTTTTAATTTTTGTGTAAAAATTTATATGTCCGACGACAAGGATTTATTAAAATTATTTCTGGAAAGTGGTTGGATGGTATCGATAATTGGGGCCGCAGGTATGCTTGCTAGATTAATTTCTAACCCATTAAAGAAAGCCAATTGGACAGACTATTTGAGAAAAATTATCGTTGCATCTATCACGTCTACAATAGCTTGGTTTATCGTTGAACAAATGGATATAAGTTCTATAACAAAAGCTATAACATATGGCGTTGTTGGTGTTATAAGCCCAGAAATAATTGACGCTCTCATCAATTTAGCAAAGGGAGTATCAAAAAACCCAAGTAAATTTATTAAAAAATAATGAACTGCAAAATCAAAGTTTTTTTACTTGGCCTTGTAGGTCTAGTATTTTCTATATATGGATATATAATTTGTGAAAAAGTTATTAATAATATAGTTGAACTAGAGGCGGTTGTTTATTTAAAACAATTTGAAAAGTTTATATGCGCATTTATGGCCTTATCAATTGTAATGTCGGTAGCTAGTTTACTGCCTTTAAAGCGTTCAAAAAGGACAAGAAAACGTGTAAAATAAATATATGGAACTAGACTTTTCTAAACAAATTTCTGAGGCTGGCAAGCGTGGTCTTTGGGACAATATCAGAGACAAGAAAAAGCGAATGGGCAAAAATTATCGCCCAGCCAAACCTGGTTCGTCAGATAGACCAAGCAAAGAAGCGTGGAAAAAAGCTCAAGCAGCAATTGAGGCTACGTATACAGAAGCCGAAAAGAAAACTTTAAATAAACCGTTTCGTCTCCCTTCTGGTTCCAAAAAGAAGTTTGGTGTTTATGTTAAGAATCCAAAAGGTAATGTTGTAATGGTAAAGTTTGGTGATCCAAACATGGAGATCAAACGCGATGATCCAGATCGTCGTAAAAATTTCCGTGCTCGCCACCAATGCGACAGCAATCCTGGTCCTAAATGGAAGGCGCGTTATTGGTCGTGCAGAATGTGGGAGGGCGGGAAATCTGTGACTCAAGTCACAAAAGGCTCTCTTGACGAGGAGATTTTTGAGCAAAATATTCTTTTGCAAGATAATCCAGAATTATCTAAAGCCGAAGAAATGCCAGAAACAGAAAATGAAGAAATGATAGATTATCAAGAAGAAGCCGTAGAAATGGCGATGTCAAATATATCATCTATGATGCAAAAACTTCAACAAATCAAAGGTATGATTGAAGCTGGCGATGAAGCCTCTATGGAAATTACAGAAGCTTGGGTTGCTGCAAAATTAACTATTGCCGAAGATTATATTAATACAGTTCATACTTATTTATCTTCGGAATAAGTTTAATATAGGTTAAACCTATATTGACTATGAAAGCCAAAATACTATTATCAGCATTATGGTTAGTGCTGCTATCGATAGGATTATCACAATCTGTTACGGATGCTACTACTTCGTTTTCCCAAGTGCGTACAGCTACCGGCGTTACTATGACAGACTTCCTAGCAGACCAAGCAACTGGTCAAGGCGCAGATGACTTTGTAGTAAATGGTATTTATTTAAAGTATGGATTGACGAATGGAGTACAAACTCAATTTGTAAGAGCAGTTTTTACAAACTATCAAAATAAAGGATTTGGTGGAAACTTTAAAGTTGGTATAGATGCAAATGCCGATGGTGCATTAGATATTGTATACGGCGTTGTAGATACCGGAAGTAACAGAGGTATTGTTTTTCAGACGCCAACAACAGGCGCTGTGTCTACAGGATCAACAAGTTTAGGAAGCGCTACAAATGTTATTCCATTTTCATCTACAAACTATAACTATGGCGTTCTTGATTTCGGCGCTAACAATTATGGTATGCTTACATTTACCATTGATTTTAATAGTGTTCAAACCGCATTAGCAAATCGAGGTATTACAATAGATCAAAACGCATATTTAAGAAGTATATTTTTTACCGCAACAAATCAAGGAGCCATTAATCAAGACGTATATGGTGCATCTGGCATAACTAATACATTAAGATTTGATAGTGGTGGTGGATTTAGCGAATACCGGACATTTACTGGTAGTACAATACCAATTCCAGAACCAAGTATGTATGGACTTGCGATGAGTGGATTTTTATCTATTCTTTATTTTTTACAAAAAAATATCGATAAAAAGCCAAAACAAATAGAACTTTTTAATATTAAAAATAATAAAGGAGATGAAGTTGCTGGAAGCGAAACTCAAACAGCAGAAACACCAAAATTTATACCAGTTAAACTTCCAACAGAATTTACAATAAGCAGATCTTCTTTGTAGAAAAAACTATAGAATATTTTACATCATACCCTATGATTTAAGGTATGCGTAATTATTCCGATATTACCTTAATTCCACGTTTTTTTGGAGGAAAAAGCAGGTCAGAAATTGATGTTTCTTGTCATTTTTTAAACAAGCAGTTTAAGCTGCCGGTAGTTCCATCGAATATGTCTTCGGTTATCAACGAAGATATTGCCAAGTATCTTTCTTTTGAAAATTACTTTTATATTATGCATAGGTTTTTTAAAGAACCTGACGGCAATATTAAACTACTAAGAAGAATGAACGAACAGCTTTGGCCAATTATCAGTATTAGCGTTGGCGTTCAACAAAGTGACAAAGACTTTGTTAAGGAAATTGCAAAAGAAAAATTAAAGGTAGATTTTATTACTATTGATATTGCTCATGGAGATAGTCAGCTAATGAAGAATATGATTTGGATTATTCAAGAATATCTTCCTCAAGTTAAGATTATCGCTGGCAATGTTTGCTCGGCAGAAGGAGCGTATGATCTTATGGAATGGGGCGCGCATTGTGTTAAAGTTGGAATTGCTCAAGGCGGCGCTTGTTCAACATATGGCAAAACTGGATTTGGGCTTCCAATGCCATTAACTGCTTGGCATATTTATAAAGATTGGAATAAGGATAGATTTCCCATCATTATAGATGGTGGAGTAAAAACAAATGGGGATATTGCAAAGGCAATTGCCCTTGCCTATCAAGCTAGTTCAAAAATGCCAACAAATAAAGACGGTGTCATTCTCGACGTTAAAAGAAGTTTACCACAAGTTATGGTTATGGCAGGATCTCTTTTTGCAGCGTGTAGTGATTCACCAGCAGATGCAGACGAATTTGGGCAAAAACATTATTTCGGTTCTGCCTCTGCAAAGCAAAAAGGTCACAGTAAAAATGTAGAGGGATTTGAAGTTTCTCTAAAAGCCAATGGAATGACATACGCCCAGAAACTTTGCGAAATTGAGCAAGATCTTCAGAGCGCGGCTTCTTATGCTGGAGGAAGCTTGTTTGATTTATGTAACGTTGAAATTGTTAATTTAAATACTTAATATATGAATAATCCACGTTTAACAGATTTAAATATTCAAAGAATTTACTCTGTAATTGAAAAGACTAAGAAGACAAATGATATAAAATATATCCTAGATTTAGGATGTAGAGATGGATGCGAAGCAATTCAATTTTCAATTTTATTTCCAAATGCTAAAATTATTAGTGTAGAAGCTAATCCAAATCAAATAGAAATTATTAAATCCAATATTAAAGATTATGCAAATATAGAAATTTTTAATTTTGGGGCTTCAAATGAAGATGCAGAATTGGATTTTAATATTAGCTCTACTGTCAACATAGGAAACTCAAGTTTTCTTAAAATAAATGGAAATTATGATAATTATGAAAAGATGGCTTTTCATGCTCCGATAAAAGTCAAAACAAAAAGATTAGATAATTTTTTAAAAGAACAGCAAGTTCCTAAAATCGATATTCTTTTTATGGATATTCAAGGATTCGAGGGAAAGGCTATCCAAGGTCTTGGGAATTATATCGATAACGTTAAAATACTATATTCAGAAATCACTTATAAAGAAATGTATAAAGATCAAATTTTATTTGACAAATTTGATTATTATATGCTACAGAAAGGGTTTTATTGCATTTATAGAGATTATAAACATGGTGACTTTTGGGGCGATTCAATATATTTGAACTCTAATCTATAAAATTCTTTGTAAATCAAAAAATTTTTAAATGAAGATTGCAACTATACTCCACGGTGGACTTGGAGATCAATTACTAGCAAATAGATTCACTCCTGCAATTATAGATTGTTTTGGCGTAGAAAAGATAGATATCATTAGGCCATATTTAAATCATTATGACGAACATAATGATTTAGGAAATTTAAACTTTATAAAATCTAATTTTCATAAATTTTATAATGAAATTAAATTTTGCAAAATAACAAATGCATCAAATACGTGCAACTATATAGATATAGGCCCTAAAATACAAAATGAATTTGAAGGCTCTGAACAATATGATAAAATTTATAATTTTATTCCAGATAATTTAAACTTTTTAAATTATAATGAGCTTCAGATAAATAAATATTATAATTTTTTCCCAACGCCTCATTTAAAAATAGACGATATAGAAATTAATAATTATATATATTTTTTCCCAGCTGCCAGAGAAAACCAACATCTTTTACATAAATTTCCATTAGATTTCGCTAAAAAAATAGTAGATACATTTGATGGCAAACATAAATTAATATGTCCAGTTTCAAAAAATAATTTTTTTCTAAAAGATTATTGTGAAAAAATTGGCGTAGAAACTTATGAATGTGATCTTTATCAAATGTTAGCTTTTGCGAAAAACTGCAAAATGGCTATTTGTTGTGATAGTGGACCGAAACTTTTACCGATGCATTTTGACAAACCAGTATTTACCATAACTGGATTTTTTAATCAAAGCGGACCAAATTACAATTTCTTGATAAGATGGCTTTTGGATAAAAAAAATATATTTCCTATTGGGGTAGATCCAAAAATATTGCTGAATGCCACAGATGCAGTTTGTTCAAGCATACAAACAAGACTAAATATAAACTTTTTAACTTGAAAAATATTTTTATACATTATAATTTTTAAAATGAAATGGCCACTTAACGTAGATAATTTTACTATTTTAGATAGACTTAAAATTTGTAATTTTTTTCTAAACAAAAATAACAAATGGACGCAAAGCGGTCTTGTAAATAAATTTGAGCTTAGAATGGCAGATTTTGTAGGATCTAAATATGCAATTTTTTGTTCAAGCGGATCTACAGCCAACACATTAGTTGCAATGCGTTTAAGAGATTTGACTAGTAAAAATATTGTTATATTTCCATCAACAACTTGGACAACATCAGTTACTCCATTTATTAGAGAAGGTTTTACTCCTAAATTTATAGATGTAAATTTACAAGACTTTTCTTTTAATTATCATTCTTTAGAGAAATTTTTGCAAGTTGAGTCGGGTTCAGTTGCTGCAATTTTTGCAACGAGTCTCCTTGGATTTGTACCAGACATTTCCAAGTTAATTGATATATCTCAAAGATATGGTGTCAGATTGATGCTGGATAATTGTGAAAATACCTTTGGTAGATTTGAAGAGCAGAATGTTTCGTCTTTTGTCACATCTACTACGAGTACCTACTTCGGCCATCATCTTCAAAGCGTTGAAGGTGGATTTGTTTTCACTAACAGCAAAGAAGAGTACGATTATTTCTTAATGTTAAGGAATCACGGAATGACAAGATCTGTAGCAGATAATGAAAAATACCTAAATAAAGATGTTGATTCAAGGTTCGATTTTTACTGTCTTGGTAATAATTTTAGGAATTGTGAAATACGTTCTTTAATAGGAATGCTTGATCTTAAAAAAGCTGAAATACATATCAGTAAAAGAAAATATCTTTACCATATTTTTGCATCAGAAATAAATAATTCAAAATTTATTTTGCCAGAAAATTTTGAAAATAGAGATCCAGTCCCTTTTGCGTTCCCAATTATATGCAAAGAATTTAAGATGAAAAAAATAGCATTAGATTATTGTGTCGCTAACGAGATTGAAACAAGGCCAATCATATCCGGTAATCTTCTTAGACAAACATGTTTTAAAAAATATGGAATTGCCGAAGAATTCCCAAATAGCGAATTATTGCATCATAATGGATTTTATGTTGGACTTCACACAAAATTAAAAGATAATCAAGTAAGCGATCTAGTAAATAATCTCAATTCATTCTAAAATGGCCTCAGAAAGAATTAATAAAATAAGCGAACTTCTTTTAGAAGAAATTGCAGAAAGGTTCGACAAGGAATCTATCCATAACCAAGACATTGAATTTAGTGAAAGTTTTGCTGAAATAATGGACAGGTTTATTGTTTTGCATATCAGAATGTGGAAACTTGAAGACGCTATAGCTGAAGCAAAGAATGATTCTGAAGTCGCAGACTTAAAGAGAAAAGTAGATTATTGCTTCAAAGATAGACGCCCTAAACTCACAAAAGCCATAAACTCATATTTAGATGTTTATGTTAATAAAAATCATGTTAGGAAATTTTCAGAAGAAAACGTAAAACTTTATAAAGGATTTAAAAATTAATGAAAACAGTTATCGTAACTGGAGTTACCGGACAAGATGGAAGTCATATGGTTGACTTCTTACTGAAGAATACTAATTATAATATTTTTGGAGCAGTCCGCAGATTAAGTGTCCCAAATAGAGAAAATATATCACATATCAAAGATCCAAGATTTAAAATTATAGACCTTGATATCTCTGATCCAGAAAGCGTAAATAACGTAGTCCAAACTTTAAAGCCAGATTACTTTATTAACTTCGCGGCAAATTCATTTGTAGGCACAAGTTGGGAAATGCCAGTTGTTCATATGCAAACAAATTGTATGGGGGTGCTTTATCAACTTGAGGCTATCAGAAAGTTTGCGCCTAAGTGCAGATATTATAATGCTGGCTCTTCTGAAGAGTTTGGAGATGTCATTTCTGTGCCTCAGAATGAAAATCATCCCTTAAGACCAAGAAGCCCGTATGGAGCATCAAAAGCTTCAGCAAGGCAAATAGTTAAAGTATGGAGAGACTCATATAATCTTTACGCTGTCCAAGGATGGCTTTTTAATCACGAAGGAACTCGTCGTGGAGAAGAGTTTGTTACCCGCAAAATCACTAAAGGAGTAGCAGAAATTAAAAAGGCCATTAATTCAAATGAAAAATTCAAGCCTATTGAACTCGGCAATCTAGAGTCAAAAAGAGATTGGAGTGATGCGGAAGATTTTATCACTGGTGTTTGGCTTATGCTTAATCAAGAGAAGCCTAAAGATTATGTTTTAGCTTCTTCTGAAACTCACACCGTTAAAGAGTTTGTTGAACTTGCATTTGCTGCGGCTTCCATAGAAGGCTGTTGGCTTGGTCAAGCTGGCACCACAGATGAGGTTTTTATCGAAAAACAAACAAGAATGCCTCTTGTCATAGTAAATCCAAAATTTTTTAGACCAGCAGAAGTTGATATCCTTTTAGGAGATTCTTCTCTGGCCAAAAAAGAACTTGGATGGGAGCCTAAGACTTCTTTCTTCCAGCTTGTTAAAAAGATGGTAGATAAAGATTTAGGAAAAGTGTCTTGACAAAAGATAAGATTTAGTTATGATTGGCTAACTATGAATATTATTATTAATTCTCGTAATAGCTCCCGTCTTATCAAGAGCGTCATGTTTCTTGTTGCGCTTTCGTTTGCAAAGCTTTTTGCAGTGCCAAGCACAGCGCCAACAAATATGCAGGTTACACCAGGTGTCACTTTCCAGCTTTCTGGATCAACACTATCGTTTACTGCTCCAGATCGGTCTGTAATCAATTGGAACAATTTTGGCAGCGGCACTGACACAATTGCTGCTGGAGAAACTATCTCTTATAAGTTGCCCTCTTCATCGTCAAGTATTCTTAATGTTGTTAGTGGAGCAGCCAATACAACAATCAACGGCGCAATTGAATCAAATGCTAATGTTTATATTCTTAATCCTAATGGAATTGTTGTAGGCAATGGGGCTAGAATTGATGTTTCTAGACTCACTCTAAGCGCAGTTGACAACGCCTTCTCTGGCCAGTTTGCATTTTTGAATGATGGCAAGCTACCTAGCGAAAATGGCACCCGCACAGCAAATGGATCAGTAGTTATCAATTCTTCCGTTTCATCTGGCAATATTGTTGCTTTAACGAAGGATATTTCTATCTCTGGTCTTCTTTCGTCTGGGTCTTTGACCGTTTCTGCTGATGGAAATGTTCTCGTTGGAACTGGAGGCGGAACAGTTTATAACACTGGTCCTATTTCGATTACAAATGCATCGGGCAACACAACAATTGGTTCTGTTGGAGCTAGTATAGTAGCACCAAACGGCATCACTGTAAATAGCACAAGCGGTACAATTGCGACTGTTGCTGGCTCTAATATTAATTCAAATAGAGTTTCTTTTGTTACGTCTACTGGAGACATTAATGCAGTTACAGTTAGTTCTCCAAATGTTACTGCTAGCGGAAAGAATGTAGTTGTTGGATTTACTGCCGTAAGCTCTCCATCAGTTGCGGTTACAGCTAATGGTACGGCAACGGTTTCATCTCCGTCGTCCCTTGTGGTTTCTTCTTTGATGAATGAAACGGGAGCTTCTTCCGTTACTGCGTCTGGTAGGATTACACTGGGATCTGTTCATGTACGATCTGGCTTAACTACATCGTTTTCTGGTCAATCAATTGTTGATTCTACTGACGGGGTATTTATTTATGGACCCGCCTCATTTGCGGCCACTGCTGGCGATATCACAATTAATAAAAACAATCATAGTTTTGGCCCACTCAGTGCAATCGCAACCGGCAACGTAACCGTATTTGAAGCTGGCGCGATGAATCTTAATAGTATTCGTGGAACTAATGTTAGTCTTAAAACTAACGAGTTCATGTTTCAAACCCCAACGACAGCCTCATTACTCGCAACAAAACTTTCTCTTATTGGATCATCTAATGTCGCACTTTACACTGGAACAATTTCTAATGGCCTTACCATTAATACAATTGGTAATGTTGATCTTGGAAGGCTTAGTTTAGTTACTAATCTTAATAGTGTCGCTCCCGTAATTACAGCTACTGGAGCAGTAACAAATCCGTCTCCATAATTGGAAACTTATAAAAAGTTTTGTTTATTAAATGAAGTTGATGCGAATCGCATCAATCTTCCTAAAGATCCATCAAAGACTGAGCTTCATAAAAATGAGGCTCAGTTTCTTTTATCTGCAAATGGATTAGTTTTACAAAGATACAATCCTAATATAGATAATATTAGACTTAATTTTTTTATTAATTTTACTTCTCAAGTAGTAAAACATTTTTCTTTAAATGATTTAAATTTTAAATTTTTAGTTAATTTTAATGATGGTCCTGAAAACGATTCGTTAGAAACAAGACTATGTTTTGCGCGTCCAAGAAAAAGTCCACATATCTGTATTCCAGATTCTCATTTAGGAAGGACGGTATCTATATGCCAATCTTTAGATTCTATTGATAAACCATTTGATCAAAAAATTAATAAAGCATCTTTTTTTGGCTCAGATACTGGTAGAAGATACAAAGATGGTTCGGTCCAACGAGTTAATTTTTGCCATAGATATAAGAACAGCAAAAATGTTGTAGCTAAAATAACTAACTTTATCGAACAGCCATTTGATAATTCTATTTATTGTCCCCCTGTTTCTATAAAAGATCAACTTGATTATAAATATATTTTGAATATTAACGGCAATACAACATCTTGGGAAAGGTTAATCTGGGCGATGCATTCTAATTCTTTTTGTATTTTTATTCGTCCCCCTAGTCATCAAGATGAAATTTCTTGGTATTATCACATTTTTGATTTATCGCAATATTTTTTAACTTTAAACGAAGATTCATTAGAAAACTTTTTAGTTTGGAGCGAAGATTGGCAAAGTGAAATTGCATTTTTTAAAGAACATCAAAAAAAGATCGCAAATAGTCTTGCCAAAGCTGATTTTCATGCGCATTATTATGCTCAAGTACTAACAGAGTATAATAAAATTTTTTCACGCTAAATGAATAAAATAGCTGTTTTAGTTTCTGGTCAAATGCGCACCTTAGATAAGACCTATGATAGAATAATGAATATTTTTCAAGGTGCAGATTTTTATATTCATTCTGTTTTAGACGAAGACTCAAAAAAAGCAAAACTTTTAAAGCCAAAAATTTTTTATTGCGAGCCTCAGTACGAAATGCCAGAAAGAATAGAATATTCTACGCAAATTGGTAGAGGTTGCAGTGGAGTTCAAAGAGTTTTAAAGCAACTTTGGGGTCTGGAAAAGGTTTGGGAAATTTATGAAAATAGCGGAGATCAACACGATATAATTGTTAGACTTAGACCAGATACTTTTTTTGTAAATAAAAAATTAGAAAATTTAAAAAATCTATCTGAAGAAGATAAAGAATATTTGTATGTTCCAATTTTTTGTAGTTATGGAGGAGTTAATGACAGATTCGCGTTTGGTAATAGAAAATTAATGTCAATCTATTTTAATAGATTTAAATTTTTAGATTTTTATATTGATAAAAAAGGAATGTTTCACCCAGAAACTTTTTTATTATGGACGATATTGAATTTTAATATCAAAATGAAATATACAAAAACAGTCTTTACAACATTGAGAAAAGATGGTACACATGTAGAACCATTATTTAATCAATGAATTATATGAGCAATAATTTAAATTCAGTTCAACTTATTGGAATTTATGGCGACGACCTTACTCACGCTTGTTCTGCTTGGACATCAACCAGCAGAGAGATTAATGAAGAAAAGAAAGGCCGAGTGGGCGATCTACTCAAGATGCTCGCAGAAAATGGACACCATACCCCCTTTGAAAAATCCTCCCTCCATTTTCTAGTCAGTACAGATATTGCATCTCACATTCATATCATCAAACATCGCATTGGTGTTTCGGTAAATGGCGAATCTGCTAGATATAAGGAAATCAAAGAAGATGAATTTTTAATTCCAGATGATTGGCCAGATTCTTGGAAAGAAATTCTTACAACTTATACAGAGAGAGGGCTTGACCTCTATCATAAATGCATAGAAGATCTTGTTAAGAATCACGGCTTTAACCGCAAACGAGCCAAAGAATCTGCTAGATTTTTTAGGCCATATAATACGCAAATTGCTGCTGATGTGATGTTTAACTGGCGTTCATTCGCTCATTTTTTAAATCTCAGAAATAAACCGGATGCTCAAAAAGAAATTAGAGACATTGCGGCTCAAATGTTGTCTTTGGTCAAAGAGACGAATAAGTTCCCACTTACTATTCAAGCCTTTGGCGTGTAAAATAGTATGTGCCTACAGAACTTATCAGCCTATTCGGTGGAGCATTAACTGGCTTCATATTTCGCATTATAGCTGCAAAAGCAGAAGAGAGTAGGGCTAGGTTCGATAGAATGATGAAAGCTATAGATAAGCGTGATGAGTCGGCAGATAAAGCTTCTAAAAGAGATGGGGACGTAGGTAAAGCAGTCAGGCAATTTATCGTTGTTTCTGTTATTTTTTCTATTGTTATATCCCCATTTGTAATGGCTATTTTAGGTATCCCAACTTATTTAGAAGTTGATTATACAAGTGGCGGTAGTTTTTTAGGCTTGATTGGCAATGAAACTACCAACAAAGCTTTTGTCGAAATTTCTGGTAATTTAATTACAGCGGAAATAAGGCAATGTTTAATTGCTGTTACTGGATTTTATTTCGGATCAGCATCTGCATCAAACAAATCGTAATAGGCTTGACAAGTTCGTAGCTGTTTGGTTTAGTTGTTCGATGAAACAAAAGATCGATAGGCGCAAAATAATAGGCGCTCTTGTTGAGATTCCAGCCAAGGCAGATACACGTTTTTGGCAGAGAGAAATGGTCTTTCTAAAAAGACTGGAAAAATCCTATAGTATTGATTTTTTATCACAAATCAAAGAAGATAAAAAGGTTCCAACGTTAGCTTTCTTCTTTGCGGACTGGAAGAAGAAGTTACTTGACGTTGATTACAAGGAGTATTACTATAGTCGCCTTCATCAACAAGATCTTTCGTTAGAGCAAAAGATCGGTAAGGACGCAGAAGTTAAAGCAAAAAAAACACTTAAACAATTTTTATCATGAAAAAAGCAAAAGACCAAGAGGAAAAGCAAGACGCAATATCCTCAAAAACTATTTTAAATTCTTTCTTAAAGAACAAGAAGGAAGATCATTATAATTTTGAAGATGCCATATCGTATAAAGTCTCAACTGGATCTTTAAATTTTGATCTGCTCGCTGGGGGTGGACTCAGACCCGGTGTTCATAGGTTTGTGGGCTTTACAGAAGGCGGAAAAACTTCAGCTGCTCTTGAAGTTATGAAAAACTTTCTTAGATCAGTTGACGGAGCAAAAGGCTTTTACATCAAGGCCGAAGGCAGACTTTCAGAAGAGATGATGAAGCGCTCTGGTGTTAAATTTGTTTTTGATGCAGAGCAATGGGAGGCTGGAACATGCTTTGTTTTTGAATGCAATATTTACGAGACAGTTGTTGATGCTATGCGTCAATTAGTAATGCATAATGAAGAAAAGAATAAATACATGTTTATTCTCGACTCTGTTGACGGCTTGATCACGAAAGGAGATTTAGAAAAGACTTTCGAAGAATCTAAAAAGGTAGCTGGAGGAGCAGTTCTTGCTTCTGATTTCATGAAGCGTATGTCAATCGCGCTTCAAAAGCGTGGGCATATGGCTATTTTTATTTCGCAAGTTAGAAGTGACGTTAAGATTGATCCTTATAGTTCTGCTCCAATTCGTCAAACATCTGCGACAGGAGGCAATGCGCTACTTCACTTTGCTGATTTTATTTTTGATTTCGAACCTCGCTTTGAAGGAGATGTTATTCTAAAAGACCCAGCTATCAAAAAGGCTGATCCCGTAAAAAATCCTATTATTGGTCACTTTTGTAAAGTGGTTATTAAAAAGAGCCCTAATGAAAAAAGCAAAGTAAAATTCCAATATCCAATCAAATACGGCAGAACTGATGGTCGTTCTGTTTGGTTAGAAAAGGAAATTGTTGATATGCTTATGCGTTGGGAGCTTGTAACACGTTCTGGCGCTTGGTATTATGTAGCCGAAGACTTTGCCGCCACTTTGAAAGAAAATGGATTTGAAGCTCCAGAAAAGTTCCAAGGAGAAAATGCTATCTTTGAATTCGTAGAGTCAAATACCAAACTTGTTGCATTCCTACACAAGTATTTCGTAGACATGATTTCTACAAAATCAAATGAAGTTCAAAACTCTTAATGGTAAAGAGCGTTTGTTAAAAAACGCAAAAAAATACATTATTAATTGGGAAGCTAAGTCCAAAAGCAACATTCAGTGGAATGTGAAACAGCTTTTGTTTCCATACTGGAGATACGATGTAGTTTTTGAAGAGATGAGGATTGTTGGCAGTAGGCTATCTTTGGATTTTTACAATGCGAATAAAAAAGTTGCAGTAGAAGTTCAAGGCAAACAGCATCAAACTTATAACCCATATTTTCACGGCTCAAATCGCCAAAATTGGTTATCCCAATTAAAAAGAGACGACTTAAAGCTTCAGTTTTGCTTGACAAACGGAATTAAACTGGTAGAGATATATGAAAGCGACACTCTCTCAAGGGAGATGTTTGACAAACTATTTTTATGAGCAAAAAAAATAAAGACGAAAAAGAAGAGCCAAAAGATTTTTTATTTCCAACAGAATTGGTAGAGCAGATGTATGAGATCTCTGGAGGAGCAGATGCTTACAAAGGAGTTATTCTTTGTGTGTGTTCTCCGAAAGGAACCCCTCAAATCTATACCAGATTTGATTCTATTGTTACGTCTTTAGGTATGAAGACTGCTCTTGGACAATGGTTGAACGACGAAGAAGATAAGATCACAGCTACTGATAACGACTAATGCTTTATTCACTAGAAGTAGAGAAACAGTTCCTCGCGGGACTGATTCAGCATCCAGAGGCTTACTCTGAAATTTGCGATTTCGTTTCGGAATCTGATTTTTATTCCGAAGACACAATCGTTCACAAGACGATTTATCATATTATTCGCAAATGTTTGGAAGGAAATGAGAAGGTCGATGAAATCATCATCGCTCAAAGAATTAAAGAAATCGGTATTTCTTTTAAGGATAATATCGATATCTTTGATTATCTAAGATCTTTAGCGATCAGAAAGACCAATAAAAACACTGCGGTATCAGCCGCTAAAGAAATAAAAAAGTATTCCATTAGAAGAGCGATCCATGAGTCCGCTCTTGAGGTAGCGGACAAAATGAAGAAGATTGCTCCTGATTCTTCTTATCAAAAAATTGTTGAAGAAGCCGATACTACTTTTAATAAAATTATAAACATCTATGAAAACAATGAAGAGAAGCCGGTCAACATCTTTGAAGAAATGGAAGCCGTCATTGAAGAACGCGGTAATAATCCTATTACTGAATTCGGCTTCATGGGTCCATTCCCCACAGTTAATAAGATTTATGGATCTCTTTTACGTCCCGGTAACATTACTGTTGTCGTTGCGCGTTCTGGTGTAGGTAAAACACTGCTGGCTTTAAACTACACAACTAAGGTTTCAGCCCAGCATGATGTTCCTGTTCTGCACTTCGACAACGGAGAAATGAGTAAGGAAGAAGTTATCATGCGTCAATGCGCCGCCCTCAGTCATGTTCCGATGCACTTGCTTGAAACCGGCCTTTGGCGCAAAGCTGGTGAAGATGTAGTTCAAAGAGTTCGCTCTACTTGGGATAAAATTAAGAAGCTTAAATTTTATTATTATAATGTTGGTGGTATGACCACCGATCAAATGATTAATAATTTGAAGCGTTTTTATTATTCCAAGGTTGGTCGCGGCAACCCTCTTATCTTTAGCTTCGATTATATCAAGCCTTCTGCCGATGCCGATGGCAACAAACCAGAGTGGCAAGTAATTGGCGATATGTTGAATAAGTTTAAAAAGACCATTCAGCGCGATATCGTGCAAGATCAAAAGCCCATGATTACAATGTTCACTTCGATTCAATCTAATCGCAGTGGCATTACTACAAACCGTAATTCTGATTCAATCAATGATGATGAAGGGATTGTTTCAATGTCTGATCGAATTACGCATTATTGCTCTCATATGGCTATTCTGCGGCCCAAGACAGCTGATGAAAGACAAGAAGAGGGGCCAAACTTTGGTTCCCACAAACTTATCTTTGTCAAGAATCGCTTCCTTGGTTCTGATGTTGCTGGTGCAGTCGAACTGGTTAGAATGCCAGACGGCACACTTAAAAAGAATTTTATTAATCTTCAGTTTGAAAACTTTGACATCAAAGAGCGCGGTGATCTTCGTGATATCGTAAATCAAGCAGATACAAACACAACAACCCTAGAAAATTCTGGTGAAGACGATAATGTCCCAAGTTTCAATTGATCCAATTGTTCTTAAAAGTTCTCTTGAGTCTTTGGGCTATCAGCTTAAAGACTATGGCAGTTACTGGAGGACAAGAGCTTTGTATCGTGGTGGCGACAACTCTACTGCATTAAAAATTTATAAGAATACTGGGGTATGGACAGACTTTGCGACTGGTAGCTCAAAAAGCTATCCGTTTCAAAGGCTTGTGGAATTAACTCTGGACACCAAAGACTCATACGTTATAAATAAGTATGTAAAATTTGATCCTCAAAATATCATCCATGTACAAAACAAGGAGAAGATTGAGATGGAGAAAATTTACCCAGAGTCGATGCTAGAGAATCTATTGCCACATCTTGATTTTTATTCTAAGAAGATGATCAGCAAAGACACGTTAGACTTTTACAAGTGCGGTTACGCTACTTCTGGTCAACTCTTCAGAAGAATTGTTTTTCCAATTTACAATCAAT